AGCCGAGTTCTGGATGGTGCACAAAAATGAGCGCAAGTTGCTCCTCGTACAGAGCGCCACTGGGCCGATGACGGTCTTTGAGGACGAAATCAAGGAATACCTTGAGCAACTGGGGGAGAAGACAGGGCGGGATGCTCGGGGGAAGTTCGTTCGACTGCGCGACCAAATCAAACCGTTGAAGGAGCGCATGGTCGAAGAGGCGGAGGTGATTCAGTATCTGACGAATGGGCTTGAGATTCTGGACGAAACACCCTGGGCGGGGTCAAGGATTCCGCTCTGCGCATGTTTCGGCAAGGAAATCTGGATTGACGACGGCGGGGGGTCTAAGCGAGTCCTGATGTCGATGACTCGGCTTGCGCGCGACCCGCAGATGCTTCTGGCCTACTACAACTCGCAAGAGGCGGAAGAGGCTGGCATGACGCCGAAGAGTCCGTTTCTGGGTTACAAAGGCCAGTTTGAGTCAGATGCGGAGGCCTGGGCGGAAGTCACGAAGGTCCCCCATGCTTACCTGCAGGCCGATCCGGTAGTAGATGCTGCTAGCGGGCAGGTGTTACCCCTTCCGATCAGGCCTCAATTTCAGCCGAACTTCAGCGAGTACGAAGTCGCCAAGGAAAGCGCGCGGAGAGCTATTCAGGCGTCCATGGGTATTACGCCCTTACCAACCGCCGCCCAGAGGCAGAGCGAGAAATCAGGCATTGCTCTAGAGAAGATTCAGGCGATGGAGGACCGGGGCAGCTTTCACTTCGCGGACAACTTCGACCGGTTCCTGGGGAATCTGGGCTGGCAGGTTAACGAACTGATTGACGTGATTTATGACACGCCCCGGACGGTGCCGATTACGAAGGATGATGGCACGTATGCGACCATGCGCATCAATGACCCAACGTATGAGGTTCAAAATAAGAACGACGCAACCAAAGATCACTACCACGTGGTCGACGAGGAGGGAAATCCGAAGGCGGAATTCGATGTAACGATTTCCACGGGCCCAAGCTACCAATCGCAGCGCGAGCAGGCCAACGAGTTTCTGGACAGCATGCTAGCCAATATCCAGAGCCTCCCGATTCCGCCGCCAATTGCGACCAAGATCCTTGCCAAGGCTATCCGCATGAAGAACATGGGCGCGCAGGGGCAGGACATTGCAGATTTGCTCGACCCGCCCGACCAGAACCAGCTTCCCCCACAGGCTCAGGCGATTGTGGCGCAGCTGCAAGGCAAGATTCAGGAACTGGCTGCAGAGAATCAGACTTTGCACATGGACCGTGCCGGGAAGGTGCTCGAACAGCAAACCAAGATGGCGCTGGAGCACATGAAGCAAAGCAACGAGAACATGCGCGAGAAACTGGTGCAAGACGTGAAGGTGCTACTCGCCGAAATTGCAACCGGAGCGCAGTCTCAATCTGAGCGCAACGAGATGTACAAGCAATTCTGGCTGGAGAATCACGGTGCCGCGCATGAGTTTGGGATGCAGAAAGACCAGCACCAGCATGAACACTCAATAGCCGACAAGCAGGCGCAAATCGCGCAAGCGCAGCAGGCTACTCAGATTGCGGCAGACAGTCAGGCGAAGCAACAGCCTAACCAATAAGTTTCGCGCCGCCGGTCTCGCGTCACATCCGGCACTTCACAAAGGAAAACTAAATTATGAGCACCAATGCCGTTACTCAGCCGGACTCGGCCCCGGCTACGCAGTCGACCGAACTTCAAATCCCCTCAGGCCCCGCTTACGACAAGTGGCGCATGACCGGGGAAATGCCGTCAGAGAAAACGGAAGAGTCGGCACCTTCCGAGCCTGAAACAACGTCGTCAGAAGGCGAAGAGTCGGCGACTTCGCAAGAGCAGGAATCCGTCACTCGCGCGGCCTCGGAAGCCGCTCCACCGCAGAAGGGAAAGAAAGACGCATCTGCACGCATTAGGGAACTCGTAGCACGTAATCAGGAACTCGAACGGCAGCTTTCTGCCCACTCCGAAACAAGCGTTACGCAGACCTCGCAACCTGCAACGGAGCAGGCTGTAACCGATGCTGGACCTACAGGCGAAGAGAAGAACCCAGACGGCAGTTGGGTATACAAGGACTGGAAAGAACTCAACGCCGCCCAGATAAAGTGGGCCCTTGCCAAGGCCGAAGAACAGCATGCCCAGAGAGAACGAGAAGCTATAGAGGCACAGCATGAACGCATCATTCAGGAAGTCTGGACCGAACGACTAACCGAAGCCAAAAAGCGGTTACACGACTTCGATGTTGTTTGCAGCAGCAAAGAAATTTGCTTGCCGAAAGGCTCAATTCCGGATCAGGTAATTCTGGACTCAGAGCGCGGCCCCGACATTCTCTACTACTTCGGGCAACACCCCGAAGAAATGACTCGCATAACAGGCTTTGCCGTTAACCCTAAAGACCCGATGACGGTGATTCGGGTCGGTGCTGGATTAAATACCGTCCAGCAAGCGCGTGAAATGTTCAAAATCGAGATGCAGTTCTCCTCGCCTCCTGCGAAACGAGTAACAAATGCGCCGCCGCCGCCTAAAGAAACCGGTGGGCGTGGCTCGACTTCCCCGGATGAAGTCGAGCAGGCCGTGAAGGAAGAGGATTTCTCCTCCTATGCGGCAGCGGCCAATCGCCGCGACGTTGCCCGTCGCAAAGGAAAATAACCCTTGGCTAACCTATTTCTCAACACAAGCTGGATCAGCATGGAAGTACTTCGGCTCCTGGTCAACAAATTGACTGTGGCCGAGTACTTCAACATGGACTGGGACAAGGATTTTAAGAAGGAATTTGCCGTTGGCAGTTCCATCCAAGTCAAATTCCCCCAGACCTTCACCATCCGCGACGGCCTTGGATACGACCCGCAAGGCATTAACCGGATTTCAACGACCGTAAACCTTGACCAGCCTTTCGGAATCGACTTCGAATGGGACGATTACGAGAACGCTGTCAAGGCGGAGCGGTCAGAAGAGGAAATCCGTGAGCAGTACCTGCAGCCGGCGGCTGCACAGTTGGCTCAGGAAGTAGATTCCCGCTGCGCTCAGTTCGCCTATCAGAACGCTTCGAACGTGGTAGGTACTCTGGGCACGGACCCAACCTCGCTGGTTACCTACGACCAGGCCAGAGCAAGGCTTATGCAGAAGGCTGTTCCCCCAGGGAAGCGCTCTCTGTGCATTTCGTCCTCGATGATGGTAGCTATCGGGCCGGCAATCACGACCATCTTCCAGCCGACCGATGAAATCACCGAAGTCTTCAAGGAAGGCGTGCTGGGTCGGGCGAAGGGCTTTGACTGGTACGAATCGCAATCGCTGTTTTCGCACACTGCCGGAACTTGGGCGGGTGCGGTGACGGTGACGGGGTCCAATCAGTCGGGAACTTCGCTGATTATCACCGGCACGAATAACGACACCATCAAGAAGGGCGACAAAATCAGCATTGGCTCAGTGAACTTCGTCAACCCGCGCACCCGGAGAATCGCCGGGCCCGCGACCTTGGCCCAGTTCACCGTGACGCAGGACTTCACTCTAACGGCTGGCCCGGATACGATCACGATCCTGCCGGCCATCTTCGGCCCTGGGTCTCAGTACCAGAATGTTGACGCCCTGCCTCAGAACGACGCAGTTTTGACGCTCTGGCCTGGAACCACTAACCCGAACGGCGCGGTTGGAACGGTCGGGCTCGCCCTCACCAAGTATGCTTTTGCCCTCGTTGGCGCGAAACTATATTCTCCCAAGGCGGTGGAAGTGTGCTCTCAGAAACAGGACCCCAAGACGGGCCTTGCAGTCAGGTTCGTCAAGGCCTGGGACCCCGTGCGCAGCATGAACATTCACCGATTTGACATGGTGATTGGCACGGGCAACCTCTACCAAGACAACGGCGCGGTGTGCGTCGCAGGAGCGTAAACAACCATGAAAAAACTCACACTGTTGCTCATTGTCGCAGTTCTTTCCGCGCTGGCTCTGCCCGCAGTGGCCCAGACAGCGCTTACCCAAACGCTTCTTTCGGCGGCGGTCAGTAATAGCTCAACCACGACCGTCCGTCTGACTTCGGCAACCGGAGTCACCGCCAATAACACCATTCTGTTCGTAGAGGATGGCACTGGCGGGGCTGGGGAAGCGATGTTTGTTAACTCCGTCAGCGGCACGGCAATCGGTGTCACCCGAGGCTATAACGGGACTCCGGCCAAGCCGCACATCAACGGCACGCTGGTGCTGATTGGGCCGCCGAATGCCTTTCTGAGCACAGACCCGACGGGCGCGTGCACGAACGGGCAAGGCGTGTTCCAATTCTCGCCTGCCATCAACCTGAAAACCGGGAATCAATGGCTTTGCTCTACGATTTCAGGGCAAGCGGTTCCGGGGTTCTTCAACAATTTAGTTCCGACGAGTGTCACGACCGCAGTCGCTTCCGTGGCCGGCGCAACGGCTCCTAGTGGGCCGCTGTTCCACGTCACGGGTACGAACGCAATTACCGCCTGGGGCAGTTCCACGACGGTGGGCGCGGTCGGGCAGGGCGGCGGGTCATCTCAACCGATTGGAGCGCCGTTCTGTACGATTCCAGACGCGGCCTTCACGACCACCGCAACCAATAACATCGCTACGGCTGTAACGGCTGTGGCCAACCTGATGATTTGCTGGACCTTCGACGCAACAAACAAGAAATACATTGCGCTGCAATCGAAGTAAGCATGTCGCTGCGAGAACGCCCGAGGTATGCCAGAAAAGATCGCTGGCCCCTGGTCTTTGATCTTGAAGGTGTACCTCGGGAGGAGCGCGAACGTCTACTGAAACAGGAGCGAGATATGGTACAAAACAATTTTGGCGACAAGGTTATTGACCTATCGAATCCCCCAAGTTCGGGCCGGTATGTACATCAGGAGTACCCCAAACTTCTCTACAAGTTTGGCGCCAAGCCTTTGTCGGTGAAGTCTGAGGCTGAGGAAGCCGAAGCCGTTGCCGATGGATGGGGCACCAAGCCTGTCACCGAAGCGCCTGGTGGCATAGTGAAGGAGTTGCAAGAAGTCACCGAGGAAACCACCGAAGCCAGCGACGAAACCGGTGCGGCCCAAGAATTCAAGTCTTACCGCAAGCGCAAGTAAATGCCGATCATTCCGCCACCTTCGCCGACTGCGCTGACTTACACCGTTCAGGACATCATTGCTGACGCAATGATCGAATGCGGGATGCTTGCGCCTGGAGAGACGCCAGATGGCGAATCCGGGCAGTGGGCATTCCGCAAACTGAATTATCTGCTGGATGTCTGGGCGGCGGAGCGCAAGTACGTTGTCACGACCGTCTTTCAAACGTTCACGCTGGTGCCGGGGCTTAGTCCGCACCTGATCGGCTCAAGTCCGGCGGCAACGTTTTCGGTCGCCCAAAGGCCGGTGCGGATTGAGTCTTGCTCGTTGCTGATCAACAGCGGCAACCAGCAGATTGACCTGCCCATGAACATCCGAGATGACGATTGGTGGGCCGCGCAGCAGGTCAAGAACATCCAGACCAACATTCCCACGGATCTGTACTACTCGCAGGACTGGCCGGATGGGTCGATCTACTTCTGGCCGGTGCCGAACACTGCAAACGACGTCCGAATGCAGCTTTGGACTCTCTTGCAGCAGTACGACTCGATTACCGACAATCTAGGGGGCCCAGGGAGTGTAGTGGGAACCATGCCCCCAGCCTACAGGACAGCGATAATGCTGACCTTGGCGGAAACACTACTACCCGGCGCCAAACTAGAAGCCCACGCCCTTCTGATTGAATCGGCGCGCAGGGCACGAGCGGCCATTTTCGGGAACAATGCGAAGTCGCCACGGATCAATACGCAAGATTTGGGAATGCCGAAGGCTGGCAGGGCGCGGCCTGACTTTAACTGGATGTCTGGCGGTTATCCTGGAGGCC